AGCCTGTACGCTCTCTTCAATTTTTTGTTTATCTTTAGAAAAATCAAAACCCTTAAAAATCTTTAAAACATTATCAATTACCAATCCTATTCCCGATAAGAAAAATTGCAATCCTTTTATAAATGGGTCTAATATTGCAACTACTTTTTTTATATTTTTAATGACTGATGAGATTGCTTTTTGTATTCGTGGTAAGTTATTAATAACAAACCCCACTAGTAAAACTCCAAGAAAATCTAATAGTCTACCAAGTAAACCTCTTGTGCTTCTCGTAATTAAATTTCCCCTTGTTTTTGGTAATTTTTTGACATCTTGTGCCTCTAATTCATCCTCACGTTGCTTTCTTTTTATATTTTCCTGTCTTCTTCTAAAATATTCACTGTCTTTAGCATTCAAAGTTTGCTTAAATTTATTTCTTTCCCTTGTTTTCTCTAAAATATCAACTGATATACTTCTTGCTACTGCAATACCTTTATTAAAAAGTCTCACAGAGTTACGTATACCATCAATACTGATAGATGATTTTCTTACTGAATTTCTTCTATTTCTTATTGACATTAATTACCAGCTCCATAACTACTTTGTGACAATAATTCATAATCACCAACATTACCAAAAGATATACTTGGAACATTATTAGAACTACCACCATTATTCTGCACAGCAACCTCCCTTTCACCACCACTATTCATTGGGAAGTTAATTATTTCAGGTTGTCCTTCTAAGTCCTGTGATAATAAATCAACTTTTGCATCAGTATTTGATTTAACTGGTTCTATAAGTCCTGCATCAATTGCTTCTTGTTCTGTCAATATATCATCCATGCCCAGTTCAGGTAACTTTGTATCCTCCTCTTTTTTACCAAATATAAATCCCTTAATCGATTTGTATATACCATCCACAAAACTTCCACCAAATATTCCAGCCAATAATACCATTATTCCATATAATACAGGTCCGACAACTGGGATTGCTGCTACAGGTGATAAAACTACAGCTGCTTTTGCTGTCGCTAACTTAAATGCTGCAACACTTACAATTGCTTCATCAAGTGATTGTCCAGTAAGCAATCCAAGAATTACTCCTATGATATTACCTCCACCACCAAACTTAAATAATTTTCCAATTCTCGAAGTACCTGGTGGTGCACCCTTCGTAACTTTTCCTTTTGAGAATAAATTTTTTAATCGTTGAAAAATACCAGGTTTTTTTGGTGTTAAAGGTTTTGCATCTTTTCCACCTTCTATAAAACCTTTTGGTCCATCTCCTGTTACTTTTGGTTTACCATCACCACCAGTTATTATTTGACCTGGTTTATCTTCAGGTGAAATTTGACCAGCTATTGTATCTACCGCAGTGACACCAGCAACAGTTCCCCCTATTCCAAGGATACTACCTAAACCCTTAAATAATCCACCAAGTTTTAAAAATGGAAGAAGAGGTGCTATTCTTGATATAACCTTTCCAAGTAATGTAAGCACACCTTTTAATACGTTCCTGAATAATCCTCCAAAGGCAACTCTACCAACTGTTCCTGCAAACTTTGTTGCTAATCTAAAAGTATTTCCAATCCCCAATGTGAGTGCGGTTATCGTACCTCCAATTACAATTAAACCTTTTGTAAATTCACCCTTTAATTTTTCTAATTTCTCTAAATTACCCTCTGCAAGTGCCTGTAAAATGTTTATTCCCTTACTTGTCAACCAACCTCCAGCTAAAACAAGGAAGAATTTTTCAAGAGAGAATAAACTCTGTTGAACTCTACCAGCAACTTTAGCAACTGGTGATGTGAGTGATGTTCTTATCTTTTCTTCTAATGCACTTTCCTTTCCTTCTCTTAATCCTTGCTCCGCTAATAATGCCTCTCTTCTTTGTTTTGCTGCTTCTCTTTGTCTCTCTAAAGACTCACTAACTGCTAAATTATCTTTGATTCCTGTTAATGATTGATTTAATGATGATATTTGTGTAGCGACTCTCTCAAATCTATTTGATAAAGTAGTTAATGTAAGTGCGTTTTGTTGAAGTAAATTAGTGGTTACGGGATCTGATTGAGGTTGAACAGCACGAGAACGTGGATTGAAGATACCAGAAGACACACTTCTTCTAATACCCTGAAGACTTCCAGCTATTGGTGATCCTAGATTCTGTTCTTCATCCATTTCGTTCTTGTTGTGCTTTTAAATTTTCCTCTTCAATGTATTGTTGGAGTAATGAAACATAGATTTCCCTTTCCCAAGGTATCATATTTTCAAGCTCTGTTAAACTATATTTATGGTGCTGCATCAAAGCAAAATTTAATTTATAGTATGACACTAAGTCTTCATGTGCCATACTTACCCGAAAAAATTCTGCAGCCCCTCAAGCACTATATCACTTTCAACACCAGTATTTGGATTTTTTACTTTAACTTTATGTGAAAGTTTTGGCATTGTCTCAAAAAATACTTCAATTTGCTTGAACTGTGATGAATTTAATCCCTCTAAAAATTCTACTAATTCTTTTTTAGTACAATCCTCTTGAGTCCACGATTCCTCCTCAGAATAAATTTGATCAACACAAGAAGCAATTAATTCAAATGTATCATCAACTTTCATCTCTTCAACACTGAAGTTGGTAGAAATAAATTCATTAAGTGAAGGATACCTCATCTTTAATGTAAATTGTTCATCAAGTTTGATATCAGTTGTATGATTCTTAGATTTTTTAACCTTTATAGAATCAATATTAATTGACATTGGAACTTGAGTTTTTTCATCATCAGGACAAGTGACCATCACTTCAATCTGTTCACCAACTGATTTACCTCTTACATTTAAAAAGAGATATTCAATATCAAATGTAGAAAGTTTTTCTACTTTAGTACCTCTTGTCAGGATACAATTTGATAAAATAGACTTTATAGCGTCGGCAATTTGTTTTTGATCTTGAGATTCTAACGCTATGATTAAAATCTTTTCTTCTTTTACAAGGAATGGTCTATATTTAATTTTCCTACCAGATGATGGTAGAACCAACTCATAAGTTGGTGTCGAAATCTTTGGTAAAGGCATGATATGCTAAACACTTCAGTGCCATTATTTATAGGGGTTATCCAAAGTCAATATTATATCCAGATGGTATGTACTGTCCAAATCCTAAACTACTTCCAGAAAAGTTTGCTACTTGACTTGATATAGAACCATTATTTTGACTTATTAAATTAGCCGCTTTATTATCTGTTGTATTACCTGCTTTAAATAAATCACTCATTTGGTCATAAGACAATAATGAACCATCTCTTGCAGGATTGCCTCTTGGGAATATTTCATTGAACGCTCTTCTTAAGTTTCTCACTAATGAAGTAGATTCACCACAAATATACCTATCAAAACTAAAAGTAACATTTGCTTTTAGAACATTTGATCCTTGATATGATACTCTTGTTGATTGTAGAGATAATGGGAATAATCCAATAAATCTGTACTCTAGAAATCTATTATAATCTCTCTCAAACTTGACTATACGTGTTTCGTTCATTTTATAATCAGAGGGATAGTTTAATTTAAAGTGATAACTATCTGATGTAGGATCTGATGATGAACTTCCTGTAATATATTCAATATAGTGCTCAAAAAACTTTAATATCTTATAATCATTATCTACATAAAACTCTAAATTTATTTGCGTAAAATTACGAGTATGTGCAAACTTTTCTATTACACCCTGAAAATCTCCACGAGTATCAACTGATGCAAGTGCACTTCCAGGCAATACAGCACTACTACATAGGAGACCAATATCATCTGCGATGAATCTATCATTCACACCTTTTCTTCTTAAGTGTGAACGCAATGAACTCACTGGTAGTGCAAACTTTACAATATATTGAGATGTTTGTGCTACGTTCTGTATTTTAGGTAATATATCCGAAATCGGTCTTGGTCTTGGTGCTGGCACTCTAAATAAAATTACATGTCATATGTATTTAGATGTCTTATAAGGGAAAATACTACCCTTCATATCCTAGAAAGTATAAAGGTGATCCGACTAATATAATTTACAGGTCTCTCTGGGAAAGAAAGTTCATGGTGTATTGTGATAAAAATGAAAGTATATTAGAGTGGGCAAGTGAAGAAATTGCAATTCCATATCGTTCTCCAGTTGATAATCGAGTTCATAGATACTTCCCTGATTTTTACATGAAGGTAAAAGAACGAAATGGTAAAATTAAAAGATATGTAATTGAAGTTAAACCTGCTAAACAAACAAAACCACCTGTTAAACCAAAAAGACAAACTAAAGGATATATTCGTGAAGCATATGAATATGCAAAGAACCAAGCAAAATGGAAGATGGCACGGGAGTTCTGTGCTGACCGTCAGTGGGAGTTCAAGGTAGTTACAGAAAAAGAGTT